TTCATCAGCGGTTAACTTTGAATAGGCTTCGTATTTATCATATTGTTTGATGTACTCTTTTATTCTCTTTGAGTTGATTTTTTGTAGTGGATAAATAATGTTACTAATACTTGGCGTTTTACCCAGGCCCGCCTTACCAACGATGGCAATCCAAACATTACAAGTTTCGTACCATCCACGCTTAACCTCAATCTGAATTGAATTTCCTACAATAACTGAAAGTAACCATAACATTGAACATCCCATGTAATCAATCGAGCTGTCCAAAGTCTTGTTACATTCAATCATATACTCTTGTATGTCTTGCGGAAAAATGTCGATAGGGAAATTTAATTCATCTGCATTTATATTGATTATTTCCTTATCCTCAATGGCTTTCTTTTTAGTTACGATACGGCTTCCAAATCCTTGGTTGTATAAATCTTTTGCAGCTTCTTTATAATTGCCATTATGAAATTTTATTGCATAGGCACTGAATGGACTAATTAGTTTTTCGTTTGGGTATATTGTTCCTGTACTGAATAAATACATGCAGTTTGAATTACGATAAACGTAACCGCTTTGCACGGATGTAGCTCCATGTCGTAAAATAATATAATGGTTTGCTAACTTCTTAACTATCTTGAAGTCACTACCAATAACATCAAAAATGTCGGTTTTATCATTGTAGTCTTTCCATGGAGTGATTTCGTTTTCTGCATACTCTTTAACTGCTTTCTTTTCAGGTTGTATCGTTTCGCTATCTTCAACATAGTTGTACGTTTTACAAATGTCCCAAAGGATTTGCCTATCACGTTCTGTGATAGCCTTTATTTCAAGGTAGTCTAATTTGCTAATTTGATTATCATAAACTACTACATAACCGCCTACCCCTCGGGATTCAATTACGCATTCTTTATGTCCTTTAAGTTTAGCAATCTTTGAATTGCCTACTATCGTATTGCATTTATAAATGATGTGATAGCCTTGGTTTTTAGTCTTATAAATAACAAACTTTAAATCAAAGTCATCAATATTTGACTTTAGATATTCATGAAGCTCATTCCAAAAGTTACTTTGTTCTGGCAAAGTTGCAAATACTTTTAAATCCACATCAATAACTTCAATGTTATTATAGCCAGTAATCAATGCTATGTTTGATGTCGCTTTCATTTGCTCACCGCTTTTCAGCATGATCCCGCCCTGGTAATGATAGCGCTTTGCAAATTCCTCTTTTGATAGTGGTGTTTGTTGGTTAGGTTTCCAACTGAAATTTGCCTGTTTATTTTCGCTTAAAGTTGCAAGTGAAAGTCCACTTTCGAGCAATCTAAGACATCTGTCTAATGTAATCATAAAATAAAAAACCATCGTAAGTACTGCAAGTGAGAATTAAGAATAATATTACAATTGATAAAAATACTATTCTGTTTTTTGCAATACCTACAATGGCATTTAAAATTGTTATAAATAATGGTTCTCACACCATGTTTTTAATTAAAGAACTGAACTACAAATTTACATATTATTTTTTGACTAGAATGGCAAATCATCCGATCCAGCCTGTAATACTCTTACATCTTCAACTTTACCGCCTTGGTATTTCACTTCGCTTGTAGGGATGGGCTGGTCTTTAGTTCCTACATTAATTTTACCATCTGTCCAAAATACTTTGCCATTCCCAAAATAATACTTATTTACTTTCGCATCTCGTTGTTCTTTTGTTTGCTCTGCAAAGAAGGACACATTTTGTCCGTATTGGTTTGACTGGTCTGAAATAGAGGCTGTAAATTTAAAGCCCGTTTCGTTTTTGCTTTCGCATACTTTTACGATTTCTTTTAATTTGTCTAGGGTAATATACCCACTAATCATTGTACTCATTGTTTATTTGTTTTTAATTGTTAAAGTTTTTGTATTTCGATTTTTTCTATTTCAATTTTAACTGATTCCCAATAACTTTTATCAGGTAAAGATACTACCAATTTAATTTTGTTATCTTGAATTATATTGAGTAATTTATCTACTGATTGATATTCATTTTTAATCAATTCATTAACCGTTATTAATGCACATCTTTTTTTTGCAGCTTCTAAAAAATAAACATCGGATTCCATTAAGTCATCTTCAAAACTCTCAAATAATTGTTTAGCTTTCTCTTGTGGTGTCATTTCTTAATTAATTTAATTGTTTTTTTATCAATCCTTACCGCTTTCATTTTAGCGACATCGACTTCTTTTGTCTCAAATGTTTTTCCCTTGTCGCTTTTTGTTTTACCTAGGTATTCAAACCCTTTTAAATTTTTATTCATTTTGTCTATTTATTTTTAAAGTTCCATTTAATATTTCGCTCATTATTTCGTCTGCTAAATTACGTTGCTTATCCGACATTTGACCAATTGTAAACATAATATTATCAAAGGCGCCAGTGTCGTAATTATTAGTAGTCCTTTCGTGTATCTCTTTGCGCATTTCGTAGTTAGTAATGCTGGCAATTATCTTATGGATTCTATTAGCTGATTGCATTGCATCTGTGAAATCCTTTTTAAGATTCTTTGTTAACTGCATATCCAAGATAACATTTTCACAAAGTCTGCTAATCTGCGTTGCATATGTCAATATTAGAGTGATGTCGGTGTTACTTTTTAAATATTTCGGATCCATTAGTACATTATTTTTATATATTTATCTAAATCAAAATAGCCTTTGCCATTGTCTAAATCGTAGCCATAAAAGTTAATTTTGCTTTTCTCATTATATAGCTTCATTTCAATCATGCGGGAACGTAGGATATTTTTAGTCACTCCGACTAATTTAGCGAGCTTATCAATGCTAATCTTATCATAATTTGCCTTGACTATCTTTATTTGTTCGGGATTCAGTTCCACTTTTCTGTTCATTCTTTTTTCTTTATTGTTCTTAAATCTTACACATGCAACTAATTTTTGACAACATCTTAATTCCTTTGCTATCTCGATGTTTCGTTTATCCAGCATTGACGCTATTTTCTTACAAAGTTCGCCAGTTTCGTGCTTAATTCCAAGCGCTTTTCTCCGTTTGCTTATTGCACTAACACTAACTCCATAAAGCCTAGATATATGCTCTAATTTCATTTGAGGATTCTCTTTTATATAATCATTTAATTTCTGCATTTGATAATTCTTTTTGTTTGTCTTCAAATACTTTCATCTTATTTTTAACCATAATAACTAGATTTCTAAATTCAAGTTCCAAGTCATAGTGAGCTTTCGCTTTTTCAAAATGATACATGATAGTCGTATGGTCTTTTGGGATTAAACTAATAATCTCTCCGATGTGTTGATGTGTATAACCTTTTTGTTTCAATATAAAACTGGTTGCTTTCCTTGCGTCTACAAATCTTTTTTTTCTTTTTTGCCCTATTAAGTCATCAATCTGAATGTTTGCATATTGGCAAATTGTGCTGAATAAAGTATTTTCATATTCATTCAATCTTGTGATGTGTTTTTCTATTTCGTTTTTCATAATTTATAGTTTTAATTTTTATAATTTTTTAAAAGTCCACTACTTTTAAATTCTTTAAATGTTTTTGATTTATAATTTTTTTTATATAGGATATAATTATCAGCTAAATATTCAAAATAACAAGTCTTTTTACTTTTTTTAGGTTCAAAAGTATCGTTATAATGTTCATCAAAAATATGTTTGATTCTTTCAAAGTATTCATCTTTTACATTATCTGTAAATATTGAGATATTTTTTATTTTTCTATCAAAAGAATTTATCAATTTATCAATTATAATAGGAGTATTTTTATTTGTTTTTTTATACCCATTAACATTTTTACGTTTTAAAAATCCTTTTCTAAATTGATGAAGTTGAAAGCCTAAAGTCCCAACATTTTCAAAGCACCAAATTTCATAAGGGCTTCGTGTATGTTTAAAAACTTCTAAAGTATTATAATCCAACTTCATCTAAATGTATTTTTGCGTCTTTAATATTAGCTATAAACTTGCCAGCATCTAATTGAGTAACTAACACATTGTTAGCTTGTTTAGCCAATGAAGCCATAGCTTTTGCTTGTTCAACATTAATTAGTTTTTTATCTAATTTTTCCATGTTATTTTTTACAGTGTTGTAAATAAATTCAAATTTTTCTTTCATAATTATAGTTTTAAAGTTTTATAATATTCTCGAGCTTTCTCGATTTTAGTTTTTAGAGTTTCAATGAATGCAGGATCATAATCGAATGCAAATACTTTCACTCTTTTTTCAATAGGTAAATCCTTAATCAAATCGTTATTACGTTGGATTTGTTGCGTTTGTGCAATGTAATCTTCATTGTCGTAATTTTTGCCATACTTCCATGCTAGTTTCTCGCATTCATTTAGGACCATGTGCTGTGGTGTTGGCACCAGGGCGTAAATCAAACGATACTTTTCTTTGCCAGTTAGCCACATATAGCACTGGGCCTGTGCGTAGTACATCTTTGATAATTCAGCATTGAAAAACGTTTTAAGATTCCACGATGTTTTTATGTCTTCAACACAATCAGCTAACACGATGTCGGGAGTTCCTATAACGTAATCGTTTTGTAACTTTGTATTATATCGTGAACGAAATCCACCTGGGACTACTTGGCTAACTAAGTCCATTGAGTCCTGTTCGCATTCGTTTCCTTTATCCATGTAGTCGTTTTTGAGTAGTTCGGCAAATCCGAACTCATCGAATAGCCATTTATCTTCTACAAATGTTTTGGCTGTTTCTGAAAGATTGCCGGCTTCTTTATCGGCTTTTAATTTTGGGTCGGTCATTAAAGATCCCGTACCGCTACATCTGAATAAAATTTTAGTTTCCATTTTGTAATAATTGTTTTTTAGTTTTAAAAATTGTGTTTAATTCGTATTTATTCGCAAGGTCTTCAACTTGCATTAATGTATCTATCGTATTCGCATTTAAAATGTGTTTTTCGACACGTTCTTTCTCTTTTGATGTATGTATAGCTTCAGCGCTTAAAAGCTCCGTATCACCCGTAAATTGCACTATATCCTTTCTATTCAAGTTAGCTCCAAATAAATCTCCAAAGTGGTCGCATGCGTCTTTGATGGCAATTGATTTCGCAATCGGAAGGGCCATCATTACCGCTCCTTTATTTACGTTTGACATATCCATATTGAGATTGCCACTTCCTTTCGTAGTTTGCAATTCTTGTGCTCCAACTCCGTCATGATACATCATTTCGTTGGTTGCTGGGTTAAGATAGTGAACTCGAACGGTTACCTCAATTGCATTGAATAATTGGGCCGTTTTAATAACCTCAATTTGATATTTCTTAAAGCATCTGCGAAGTAAATACTCTACTTTGTCAATCGGTAGGTAGTTATAACCTTTAATAAATGGGTGCTGTTTTACCCATGTCGCTGGCGGTGGTGTTGACAAGATAACATTTAGTTGTTCTAATGGCACAACGTCCAAATCTAATTGTTTGAATAGGCTTGTTATCGTAGCCTTTGTTTGTTTTGCTAGTTCTTTATTCATAATTATTTTGTTTTTAGTGGGAATTTTACCCCCCGTTAATATTATCTTACCATTGATTCAGTTTCAGGATCATATTCAAAACCTTCTTCGTCTTGCTTTCTATTTTCTTCGTGTTCTGCCATTTCATCAATAAAATCCTGCAACATAAATTTTTCAGGTTTAGGCAACATAGCTTTCATAACTGATAAATCTGCATATAATTTATCAATTGTATCAAGATAATATTGCATAAATTCATCTTGACTAACATATTCAAAACCTTCTGTAAAAGGATCTGAAATACTTGAAAATTTAGAAACATTTGTAATCCCACCACTGTTGTACTGCTCAACTCTTGTAATGTCTTTTTCTGATTTGATACAATAAAGTCTTGTAGAATATCCATCTACTATCTTTGTAAAGCATGGGAAATTGATTTCGATTTCTTTAATTTCTGTCTGTGTTTGTGTTGTTGTAATTTTCATAATTTTTATTTTTTAAATGTTTAATAGAATGCAAATATATGCTTTTGTTTTGTACTACAAAATTTATTTTAAGAATTATATAAATAATAATTCGTTAAGAGTTTCGCTAATGTCTTGACGTTGTTTATCAGTTAGCTTTTGAGGATTGATCCTGTGTTTGTTTTGAATCAATTTATTTACTATATCCAGTAGCTTGTGATTGTTACTTCGATAAGTCTTTAACGTGTTGTTTTTAGGATTAATGTAAATACTTTTACGGCCTAGTTTCTTATTTTTTTCCATGTTTTTATTATTGGCAATTATCTATACAATCTGAATGTGGGAATCTTTCAACAATGAAATCGGGAGCTATTTCTTTACTCGGTTCACTAACTATTATTCTGCTATCTTCAAATGTCAAATTAATTTGACCTTCAATATTATGTATAATACAATGTTGAATGAGCTCTTTGATTTCTGCTACCGATGTTACGATGGTTGTGTTTACTATTTGCATATTAATTATTTTTTAAGTAGTTTTTTAATCTAAAAATATCAGTTTTTAAGAATGCAATTTTATCCCAGTCCTTTGTTGGCTGTTGCATCTCAATTTCAAGTCTCTCTAGTTGACATGCTAAATGTACTTTCTTAACTTCATTCATTGTAACCATGTCTAAATGGTGTTGAGTTAATGTGTTTTGCTCGCTTGTTTGTTGTGTTAGTGTAATCATAATTTTTGTTTTAAAGTTTTAAAAAATTGTGCGTTGAAGTCGCACCCCTTTTTTTTTAAGTTTTATAAATATTTTGCTATTAATTGATCAGATTTTGAAAACCTTAACTTAGATGTTTTTTCTTTGTTGGCTATAAAAAATATTCCGTTTCGTGCTACATTTTCAGGACTATATATATTTTTATCATAAATAATAGTACAAAAAACTTCTAGTTTGTCATTCAAATAAACTGCCCAATTATAGCCAATTTTTATAGATGTTTGATTAAAACTAGTTACTACTTGTTCTTTTTCGCTTATAACAATGTTATAATTCTCTACTTTTAAATTTAATACGGTTTTCATAATTATATTTTTAATTGTTTTATAAATGCAAATATACATCACTATTTCGTACTACCAAATTATTTTGCAAATTATTTTTGTTAATTCTCTGAAAGGCGCATAAATAAAGGCTATAAATTTTTAAAAAAAAAGCCCTACTTAGAAAAGTAGAGCCTAAAACACTAAATTTTAATTATGAAAAAAACGAGTTTATATCGGTAATCCGTACTGAAAATGCATCCAGTCGTAGTCTTTTAATCTACCCAATGAAGCAAAGCCATGTTTTTCGAAGATATCAATCATTGCTTTATAGTCTGCTCGTGCAAATCGTGCTGTCTTATGGTTTTCTTTTAGAGTATTTCTGTTAGGATCCAAATCAATAGCCGTTCCCCATGAATGAGCGCTTAATTTAGTTCTTGATCCTCTCATTAATCTATAATTGAAACAACCGCCGAAGTCATTAATACCCAATTCATTTATCTTTCTTTCGCCATAACTACTCAATAATTCATTGAATACATTTTTAAAAGCCTGTGCTACTTTTTTGTGGCATCTCATACGTTTTACTGGTTGTCTATCATAGTACATTTGATAAGGTAAATCAATCATAGTAAGATAACTACCTTCAGCATTTGCTTTGCCAAAATACTTTTCCTGTTCTGCTTGACTAAATATTTTTACCTTCATTCGTTACAAAAATAGATATTAAAATTTGACTTCAAATTTAATTTTTGCGCTTGTTGACTTGTCATTTATCTCGCAACCAATAGAAGCCGTTATATTCTTTATTTTAGCTTCAATTTCAGCCTTTAAAGTTACGTCTGAATGCTTTACCTTAATCGTATTGTTATCGAGCGTAAACTCGCTATTTTTAGGCAAATTCAAACGCATTAAATCAAACTTAGCGCTTACAATTGAATTAGGCATTTCGCTTAATTTTATCAGTAGATATGAATCTCAAACCTATGTTAATAACATTCGTTATAAATCCTACTAATACTGTCAATCTTAACGTTAAATTTTCATCTAATTTCAAGTCCAAAAACAATGGCGGTAATAATGCCATTACCATTGTAATAGATACTAAAATGTTCATAACGATTGTTTTACTTTCGTACCAGTGTTTAATTTTCGGCTTCATCTGTCTCTTTTAATGGGTTAAAATTGTTTTCAGTAAGGATGGCAGCGCTTTCAACTCTTTCGTAAACATTACCATTGTTATCAGTTAAAGATTCACTTGTATTGATATTCGCTATGATTACGCTATCTACAATAAATCTTTGAACGTTAACTCCGATTGATGTATCTTCTTTGTAAATCGCTGTTGGCATTGGTAAATCTTCGCTAACAACTAAAGAAAAGTATTGATTCTCATTGTAGTTAATAACATCAATTAATTGGCCCGCTTGTAATATTATTTTTGTCATGGTTTATATTTTATTAGTTAATTCCAGATTTTAAAGAAACTAATAAATCTTGAGCCGTGTTAAATCCGTCAACGTTATTCGCTGAAAATTCTCCATAAAAGTTGTTGTCTAAAATTACCAATTTATCACCATCAATAAAGAATTTTAACGAAGCATAGTGTCCAATAAATACAATACCATAGCCCGCTTTTTGAATTTGCAAAATAGCTGGCACTCCAGTTACATCCGCTTGGATTATTAAGTCGTATTTATCTACGATTACTTCATTTGTGATAATGAATTTTGAATTGTCAATCATGTTTTATATTTGTTTTTTAGTTAATTTTTTTAATATTCGTTGCAATCGTTACAATCACCACGTCTTCTAATTCTGTTTCTAGTGTTGAAGCTCGAATTGGTTTGCAATCCACTGAAATACGGCGTGCCTTTGTCGGGAGTAATACCATCCAAGAAATCAAAACTATTATACGATGGATAATCGGTTAAATTATTGCGCAAAAAAGTAGTCATCATTTTGGTATAATTTTCTGCTACACTACGCACTTCGTTTTGTAAAAATTTCAACGCTTCCAAATCAATAGATTGACCACTTTCGCTATCATTATTCATTATACTTTTGTTGAATACTTTGTATTTCAAAAATGGTAATGCATGGTATAACGCATAGTTACAAAGCATAGCTCCTATAAAGTCATCTAATATCTTTTTATTCGGGATCGTTAATGTGTTATTCGTTATTTGAGTTTGTAACTCTTGATAAAACGTAGCACCTAAATAATTTTGCAAGTAGATATCTTGCGCCTGTAAAATGAATGGTTGCAAGTCATCAGGACTAACCGATTGATGAATTGAAGTATATGATTTTAGTTTCGTTTCTGATACGAAAAGTACGTTAGTAACTGCCATTATTCTGCTATTATTGTTGGTTCTATAATCGTTGTTGGAGTGATAAGTAATTCAGTTTCGTAACCTCTATTCAGCATCAAGTTGTTGAATACTCGTAACATGCTTTTTTGGATTGGTCGAATACACGTTCCTATAAAGTGACCATAGGCCACCGCAAGTTCATCTGCATTCGAGCTAAAGCCAGCGCCACCATTGTAAAGCCCCAATAATAACGGACTTGTAATTCTGTGCCCTGTTAAGATTCTCGTTGTGATTCGAGTTTCTAAGGTAGTGTAATAATTATCGTTTGTGCTTGTTATTGGCGTAACCTCGGGCGCATGTTCTTTATCTTGACTAAATGCAACGAATGCTTTTCCAGCATTTTCAGTTCCACGATAAGCCATTGTTAACTCGTCATAAATTTCTTTACGTTCCTCGGGCGCTGGGATTCCATTGTTTAAGCTAATAAACAAAGATGGATTCAAACTATTGGCAAGATTCGAGATGTGAAATTTACTAACTTCAATATCAATTTGGATATCATTAATCGATCCAGCGTATGTCGGCAAAGGATAGTAGATATTCCCAGGTTCGTAATCAAACGCATAAAGAATTTGCGAAGGACATTCAATTGACAAAGTAGGATTGTAAGTTGCATATTGTGTTGGCTTATATTTATTTGAGTTCTCCCAATTCGTAGAATAAAAATATTCTTTTGGTGCGTCATCACCTGGCTCAATTTTACCGCTTCTTACTTTTGTGAAATCAAGATGATAAATTTCGCTTATTGTCTTACCATCGTTTGACCAAATTATATTCAAAGCATAGCCACCAAAAGTGATATAATCTTGCGCACATTTTTCAAACACATCGTTCCAACTATCAATCGGATTGGCACGCACTAAAACGTAATTCAAAGCCTCATCCGTGGTCTTTAATCCGTTTCCTATGGTTGCGTCTATCTTTGATTGTATTGCCGTTCTATTGATGGCAGAACGCAAAAATAAACTCGCTATAAATTGAGGATATAAATTGTCCTCTCCATAGCTTATCCATTTTTTTGAACCACGTTCAGAGAACGTAGGCAAATTTATTTGAATTTGTGAAATTGAATTAAATGCAAAATTGTTCATATACTCTTAAATATCTTTTTTTCCGTTTTTTCGCAATGAAATAATCTCGTAAATATACTTAACAGATACCAATATTGATGCAATAATTGATACAATGTAGAAAACTATCTTCAAATCTTCGGGCAATGTCGTCAAACTTACTCCGAAAGTCGTTGCGTTTAATACGTTTACGGGCTCTTTTAATGTGTCTATAATTGTCTTCATTAGCTTACATAAATAACGCTTTCGCTTTTTTCATTATCAGATATATATTCAATTTTTTGTACTTCTGTATCCCCAGCTAAAAACGCTTGACCACGATTGTAAATGTCATCTTCAATATTTATAGTATAATCAAAATTGCCAAATGGTAATCCGTTCAAATGATAGTCTGCTGTAATACCATCGTTAATGTAGATGGTAAATTCTGCAAATCTTGTACTACTTGTTTTATTTTCTAATTTACAAATGTGCTCAATCCTATCAAAGCCATTGAATAAATGTATTACATAGTTATTCATGTTTTGAGTAAAGTCGCCGTAAATTATAAACTCGTTTTTCCCTTCTATTAGATTAATCATGACATAAAAAAAGGCGATGCGATTGACCGCACCGCCCTATTTTTTTAAAGGTTAATATTAGTTAGCTGCTGTATGGAAATCAAAACCACCTATTGCCGCTGTTGAACCAGGTGCAATTCCATTAATTGCCGATGCTGTTAATGCATTTAATCCTGGCATAGGATCCGCTTCCATTGATTGGAACGTAAATGTGTATCCGTTCATATCTCCGATTGCTTGTCCGCCTTCACCTACTAATGTAGATAAAACCGCTCCACGAGTATTACCTAACAACCAGTATTGACCCATGTTATCTAAAACGATAACACGAATTTCACGATTTTTTGCAAGTAACATAAATTCGTTTCTTTTGTTTATATCTCTTTTTGAGATGTTAACGCTTAATTCAGTTGTGTAAAAAACTGTTCCGTTTGCGTTTGAAATCGTTGCAGTTTCTGTTAATTTCGCAGTATCTTTTGCGAATTTATATTGGTAGAAATCTCCACTACCACCAGCCAAAGTAACTTCATTTGAAACTACTGTTTGGATTTCGAAATTGTCGCCCGCAAAAACGTAGATAGTATTCACGCCACCAAGTGCGCTCATACAATCTAAATTCATTGTGGTTAATATGCTACATGCCATGTTTATTAATATTTTTAAAGTTAAAAATAAGGGAGTTTTTAGCTCCCTTTTTTATGATTATTTGTTTGATACTATTTGAGAAACATAAGCCGCAGTTCCTAATCTGAATTTCGCACTGAAATTCATAACATCGTCAGCTTCGTTGTAGTAGAATTTGAATGTATCCATTTCGTCTAACAATCCAGTTCCAAAGAACATATATTTTTTCGGAGCTAAGATTACACGAGCTGGATCATCGATACCAGGTGCTGCATAAACTGTGATGTTTGTACCTGGGAAAACGAATGAGCTAGGAGCGTTCACACCCGCTGCATTGCTAACTTGTGCGAAAGTACCGATAACTGAAGCACCTGTATTAATTAATGCACCAACTAATGCTTGATAGTTAGCATATGAAGTGTACATGATTAAGTCATCTTCAGTTTGTAAAGCTGGAGTTAATGAACCTACGTTTAACCAAAACTCTGCAATCGCTGTTGAAGTAGTCCATTGTGTGTAAGCACCCGCTGAATTGATAGTTCCATTTGCATTAAATGTTTGAACTAATAAACCATCTAAGTTAGCTCCATCACCTTGCCAAATTGTATTCTCAACATATTTAGCGATGTTTGCCATTTTGTTGTTAGCGATTAATTCTGCGAAAGGCACTGTCTCTTGATTTGCACCCGCACCCAATTGAGATGAAGTCCACTTGCTTCTTAAATCTTCAGGACATAATTGCTCTTTTAACATTTTGCTTCCTACTACTAAAGGAATTTGAGAGAATACTGTTGCGTTTGAACCTACTTGGCCTGCTGCAAATCCACAAGTTGCATCTTTGATGTCAACTGTTGAATTCATTAAGTTAATTGTAGAAGTTCCTGCTGTTTTACCTGCTTCGATTGTTACGAACTCGGTAGTAAAAGACTTCAATAACGCCGCACTGATAAGGTCGGTTGATAATTGGTCTGTATATGCTGGTAAAGATCCTAAGTTAAATGACATATTTTATTTTTTTAATTGGTTTTTAATTTGTTTTAATTTTTCTAATCTTGAAAATGTTGTTTCGATAACTTCGTTATCAGTTTTTTTAATTGGTGCAACTGCTGGCGCTTTTGAAAACATGCTAACTTTTTCTTTTAATTTAGCAATCTCATTGCTTAATTCCATAATAGTTTCGTAAACTAACACCATTGGATCAACTGCAACTTCTTCAACTTCAGCTGCTTCGATTGATACTTCAACTGGTGCTTCTACTTCAGGCATTTCTTCTTCTACTCTGATAACTTCGGTAATAACACCAAGTTCATCAGTCATGAAGATTGTGCCGTCAACTAATTTGTGTTCGCCCGCACCTACGGGATTATTTTCAGCGTCAAAAACTGGAAATCCAACCTCTAATTTTTCGGTTGATAATTCAGTTCCATCCGCTAAAATTAATTTCTCTAAAGACACTTCTACGCCTAGTAGTGCTCTAATTTGGTTTAATTTAATCTTGTACATGTTCTTATATATTGGTTTTAAAGTTTTTAACAATTTTTGTGAATAACTATTTTTCATTAGATGGTAAAAAACCATGATTTGGTTGGTCGTATGGAGCTGTTCCCGCAAGCCCTGGCGCACGTCCTTTATTGATTACTTTCTCTTTAGCATTGATATAATATTTACGCCAAAAATGTTTGCAGTTTGCACCGCCACTATATTTCCAAATGTCGTAAATATCCGTTCCTCGTGGGCCGAAGCCTGGGTTAACTGGAGCCTGTGCAATAGCTTTAATTTCCTCAAATGTGAAATACGTTTCAAGTGATAACATCGTTCTACAAAAGATTCTTTCTGCTGGCGGGCCATCGTATTTATAGACAGTCAATCCTTCTTTATATCCTTGTGGTCGTATGAAATTTTCGTCTACTTCTACCAAATCAAATTCCTCTAATTCTTTTGCTTTGATTCCTAAAGTCTTTGCCAATTCTATTGCCTTATCTTCGTCAAATTCTACGATGCCTTTTATCTTGTTGAATAATTCTTCGTTCTCATATTCTTCAAACATACCTTCCACGCTAAAGCCTTTTAACTCTCCATTTTTAACACGTTGCCAAGTCTCTTTATCTTCTACTTGCATTGATACCATCCACGTTCCTACTGGCACATCGTATCCATATTTTTGAATAGCCTTATCGTTTTCATCTTCTACTATCCAAGATTCATAAACATACGTTCCCGTTTTCTTTTTATTTTCGTGGTCTTGATTCACATCGTTTGTGCGGGCTTCTTTCATGAATTTTTTAGCAATCTTCAAAATAGTTTCTTTGCTAAATACTACATCGTAATAATTGCCATTGTCATCAACTCGAATAATCTTTAAGTCGGGAATCATGGCCGGCCCAATAACAATTTGCAAATCATTGTCGAACCTGTATTTTTCAGTTTCTTTTTTGAAGTACATGAAATCCACTTCGATGGCTGGCTCTTCAACGAGTGAAATCTTATCCACTCCACCTTCGTCACTAATTACTAATTCTATTAATTTTCTATTCATATTATAAACGTGCTATTTGTTTAAGTTTTAAATTGGCTTCAATTTGACTTGTCATTTCAGAAGCTACTACATATGTTTTAAATATAGGATTTGCGTTATTTTGATTTCCAAACGCAACACCTCCTCCCGCTTGGTTGATATTTGAAAGTAAATTGCCAAACATTGCAGTAGATTTTGCATTGATTACCGATTCTCCATTTGACAATCTAGCCATAATACTATCCGATGTTGAAGTACCCATCCCAGTTACCAAACCACCCGTTGCGAATTTGGATGGCGCTGTTTGTGCTGCTGTTTCTGTATTGCTATTGTCTATCTCTGCAATTGCTTTATTTTTTTGCGCTAATATGTTAGCGATGGCAATCGTACTTGATGCGATACTTGCTGCAATCGGTGCTGCTGCTGCTAGTCCTAAAGTAGACACCGATGCGGGATTTGCTAAAAAGCCAGCATTGGCTGCTGCTGTTTGTCCTATAACGCCCGCAATCGAACTTGCTGCACCTACTCTAACCGCTGTTTTTTGTCTATCTTTATCTTTAACATTATCTCCTCTTAATCTA